TTTGGTTTTTCCTTATTTGGTTTTAGTAGTGTTTCCACAACTGCCCACTGCGAACAATGGGCAACAATAGAACACTAACTACAGTGCTGCGAATTCTGCTAATAGTTGGCGAGCTTCGGCGTCTGTCATTCCGTGAGGGTTTAAGCAAACTTTGAAAGGATGCTTAACTATTTGCTGGGCTTCCTTAACCTTGGAGACGTATTCAGAGGATAAGGCTGCTACTCTTTTTCTTTCAGTTAGTTTCATTTTGGTTTTTCTCCGTTTGTTGTGTTGTGCGTTCCATTATATAGACACAAGCAAAGAAAGCTAGACTAAATTAGCCTATAAACTTTGATTGTTATGCTTTATTGATGTTTGCAATGGGTTCTGGAGTGTGCTTGAGACTCTAGAGGGTACTATAGCGACTCACACTTTCCACACTTTGTCAACAGTTTTCTCAAGTTTTTTCTCAAGTTTTCTTTTGACTTCTCAAGCAAACTGTGATAGCGACAATCCCAGGCCCACCATAGAATGCTTGAGAATGCAAGTGAATTCTTCTCATGTTGTCTTGAGTATCTTTCACTTGACAAACTCAAGGCGGTGGGGTAAACTTGAGGCACGGGAGGGCTGCTGACGCTATGTTGTATTATTATAGTACCCGCTGACATACAAAATAAGCCAAAATTAGGTTAAATTGACCAATAGTTAGTATCCACTAACCTTTTGTATTCAAAAGAAAACTCAAATTTACCAAAAGACCACTAAAAGGAGTCATTTATTTTCTAATAATACAAAATAATCCTTGACTTTTAGACAAAAGTATGCTATAATCAAAAAGTATTCTTAGGAACTAAGGTAAATACTTTATGGATCAACCTAAAAGAAAAAGAGGGAGACCAAAGAAAGGAGAAGTAGTCGCTAAAACCGCTGGGAACAGAGGTAAAGTTGGGCGTCCTAAAGGTGACGCTAGTATTATTAATGAATATAAGGCTAGAATGCTTGCTTCACCTAAATCTAACAAGGTTCTGGATAGTATCTTTAATGCTGCTCTTAACGATGACCATAAAAACCAAGCAGCAGCATGGAAACTGGTTATGGATAGAATGTTACCTTTAAGTTATTTTGAAAAGGATTCTGCTGGTGGTAGACAAGCTGTCTCAATTACTATCTCAGGTGTTAATCAAGTTTCCACTACTGTCTCTGACCCAAGTGAAGACAATGCCATTGAAGGAGAATTCACAGAAAGTGACATATAAATACTTCAAGATAGAAGACTTTGATTGTGAAGAAACTGGTGAGAATAAGATAGACCCTGAGTTTGTCAGGAAACTGGATGAGCTAAGGGAAGCATGTGGTTTTCCCTTTGTAATCACCAGTGGCTATAGGTCTCCTAAGCATTCCATAGAAGCTAAGAAGACTAGACCGGGAACACATAGTCAAGGTATAGCTGCTGACATTAGAGTCAATGGTGGCGCTCAGCGTCATAAGATTATTAAGGCTGCTATGATTATGGGATTTAACGGTATAGGTGTCGCTAAGACATTTGTGCATGTGGACACTAGAGACTCTGAGTCTGTTGTGTGGTCTTACTAAGTGACTGACCTAAACATAGAGCTACTCCCTTGGCAGCAGGACGTATGGAATGACGATACAAGGTTTAAGATTGTCGCTGCGGGTAGACGTACAGGTAAGTCAAGACTAGCGATATGGCTACTGATTGTCAGGGCATTAAGTGCTGGCAAAGGGCATGTATTCTATGTTGCACCTACACAGGGGCAGGCTAGAGACATCATGTGGCAGACTCTACTAGAGTTGGGTAATCCAGTGATAGTGTCTAGTCACATTAACAATTTACAGATTAAGCTCATCAATGGTGCAACTATATCATTGAAAGGAGCAGATAGGCCAGAGACTATGCGAGGTGTGTCCTTGAAGTTTCTGGTCATGGACGAATACGCAGACATGAAGCCTGAAGTATTTGAGCAGATTCTTAGGCCAGCCTTAGCTGACCAAAAGGGAGATGCGATGTTCATAGGTACACCAATGGGGCGTAATCACTTTTATGAGTTGTACCAGTACGCTTTATTAGGTGATGACCCAACGTACAAAGCGTGGCACTTTACAAGCTATGATAATCCACTGTTAGACCCAGATGAGATTAACGTAGCTAAAAAGAGTATGTCAAGCTATGCGTTTAGACAAGAATTTATGGCGTCTTTTGAAGCCAGAGGTTCTGAGATGTTTAAGGAGGATTGGGTTAAGTTCGGTGAGTCTCCAACTGAAGGTGACTACTACATAGCCATTGACTTAGCTGGTTTCGAGGAAGTCAATAAGCAACGAACCAAGAACACTAAACTAGACGAGACAGCCATAGCAGTAGTGAAGGTCAATGACAATGGGCATTGGCATGTGGAAAACATAGTACATGGTCGCTGGGAGTTGTCTGAGACAGCCAGAAAGATCTTTGAGGTTGTCAGGGACTACAGGCCAGTGGGGATAGGGATAGAGAAAGGTATCGCTAGACAGGCTGTTATGTCCCCCTTGACGGACATGATGAAACGATACGGCATGTTCTTTAGGGTTGATGAGTTGACCCACGGGAACAAAAAGAAGACTGATAGGGTCATGTGGGCGCTACAGGGCAGGTTTGAAAATGGGTTCATAACCCTAAGCAAAGGTGAATGGAACAGTAGATTCCTAGACCAGTTGTTCCAATTCCCTGACCCATTGACACATGATGACCTTGTGGACGCTTTAGCTTACATAGACCAGTTGGCTAAGATAGCGTACACATACGACTTTGAAATAGATGACCATGAAGTTTTGGACACAGTAACGGGGTACTAAGATGGCTAAAAGAGGACTTTACTCAAACATAAACGCTAAACGCAAGCGTATTGCCAGAGGGTCTGGTGAAACAATGCGTAAGCCCGGTTCTAAAGGCGCACCGACTGCCAAAGCCTTCAAACAGGCAGCTAAGACAGCTAAAAAGCCAAGGAAAAAGTAATGGAATACGGTGACAATGACACCCTTGCCACTGAGCAGCGTGTTGAAGATTGGGTTATTGACAAGTGCAATACTTGGCGTGACCATTACGAAGCTAACTATGCAGTTAAATACGAAGAATACTATAGACTCTGGCGTGGTATCTGGGCATCACAGGACTCAGACCGCGAGAGTGAACGAAGCCGTATAATTAGTCCTGCATTGCAGCAGGCTGTAGAATCTAGTGTTGCTGAGATTGAGGAAGCCACGTTTGGTCGTGGGACTTACTTTACAATCTCTGATGACATGGATGACCAAGATAGTCAGGATATTGTATACCTGAGAACCAAACTCCACGCTGACTTTGAAAAAACAAAGCTAAGACAGTCTGTAGGAGAGTGCCTTATCAACTCAGCCGTATTCGGCACAGGAGTTGCAGAGGTAGTGCTTGAGGAAGTCAAAGAGATGGCACCCGCTACTCAGCCCATCATGGGTGGTGAGTTGACAGCAGTAGGCGTTAATGTGACTGACCGTACAGTGGTCAAACTGCGACCCGTCCTTCCTCAAAACTTTCTCATTGACCCCATAGCCACTGATGTAGAAAGTGCGCTAGGCTGTGCGGTTGATGAGTTTGTCTCTAGGCATCTTGTAGAGGAGCTACAGGAAGCTGGCGTCTATAGGGACGTATATGTAGGTAATGCTGCGTCTGACTACGAACTAGAGCCTGACCAAGAGTTAGCTAGTTTTGATGAGGACAAAGTACGTCTTACTAAATACTATGGTAAAGTACCTCGTCATCTTCTGATGAAGACTGAGCAGGAAATGCTGCTTGAGGATGATGAGGACATTGCTGAAGTACAGTCTTTGACTCCTGAAGGTGAGGAAGAAGAAGAAGCTAATCAGGGCTACTACGTAGAAGCAATTATTGTTATTGCTAACGGTGGTATACTACTGAAAGCTGAAGAAAACCCTTACATGATGCAAGACCGTCCTATCGTAGCTTTCCCTTGGGATGTTGTTCCGGGTCGGTTCTGGGGTCGTGGTGTTTGTGAGAAGGGCTATAACAGCCAAAAGGCGCTTGATACAGAGCTTCGCGCACGTATTGATGCCTTATCCCTTACTGTACACCCAATGCTCGCTATGGACGCCACACGGCTTCCTAGAGGGTCTAGGCCACAAGTTCGTCCGGGTAAGATTATTCTAACCAACGGCGACCCACGACAAGTATTACAACCTTTTAACTTTGGACAAGTAAGTCAGATTACATTTGAGCAAGCTAACGCACTACAGCGTATGGTTCAGATGTCAACAGGGGCTATAGACTCCGCTGGCATTCCGGGGAGTATCAATGGTGATGCGACTGCTGCTGGTATTAGTATGTCTCTTGGCGCTATCATTAAGCGTCACAAGCGTACATTAGTTAACTTCCAAGATTGTTTCTTGGTTCCGTTTGTCAAGAAGGCAGCATGTCGTTACATGCAGTTTGATCCTGACAACTATCCCGTTGCTGACTACAAGTTCAATGCAGCGTCTACTCTAGGCATCATTGCTCGTGAGTACGAAGTTACACAGCTTGTACAACTCTTGCAAACAATGTCACAGGACTCACCTCTGTACAACACACTTATAGAGTCCATAATTGACAACATGAACCTGTCAAACCGCGAAGAACTAACTGCTCGTTTACAACAGGCAGCACAGCAATCGCAACCTACTCCAGAGCAACAACAGTTGGCTCAGGCTGCACAACAGGCACAACTTGCCTTCCAGCAGTCTCAGACAGCAGCGTTGAACGGTCAAGCTACTGAATCACAAGCTAGAGCACAGAAGATGGCTGTAGAGACTCAGTTGGCACCACAGGAGCTAGAGATTGACAGGATTAAAGCTATCACAACCAATCTACAGGCAGGCGACCAAGATGACAAGGAGTTTGAACGTAGGCTGAAGATGGCACAAACCATGTTGAAAGAGAAAGAGATTGACTTAAAACTTTCTCAGCAACCCACGCAACCTAATCAACCTATGCGACCCCCTGTAGAGGGACAAGGACAATAAAATGGTAATTACTTCAGCACAGTTCCAAGACGCTATTGACCAAATTAATGCCAAGTTTGAAGAACTTGAAAACAAGATTAAGGAACTAGAATCCAAGAATGAAACGAAAAGGCCAGCGCAGACGCGCAAGACTAAACAAGAGGATACTTGATGGCAACACCAAGGAAAGGAAAAGCAAAAGTAAAGATAACCTCTAGCGGTAAGAAAGTTTCCTACGGACAGGCTGGTAAAGCAAAAGGTGGTGGCCCTAGAGTTAAGCCCGGAACTAGCAAAGGGGACAGCTATTGTGCTAGAAGTTTAGGTATCAAAAAGAGACTACCTAAGAAAAAACAAAACGATCCTAATACTCCAAACAACCTATCGCGCAAGCGTTGGAAATGTTCAGGGGCTAAGTCAAGAAGAAAATAAGGACTGGATATGATGATTGAATCTGAACTCGTGCCTATGATTGAGAATCCTGAAACGGGCATTATACGTCTTAACTCAGAAACAATTTCCTTTTTAGGCGGTTGTCTAATAGAAGCTCAAGATATTGACTTGCAACTGAAGATTCTTGATATGATTGAAAAGCACTCTACTTTTGTCTTAGAAGCAAGTGCAAGAGTAGCGAGTAAAAAAGCATCCGGTAACTTACGCTCAGTTTAACAAGGAAAAATAATGTCTGAGAATTCAATTAGAGTCCCACAGTGGGCCTTACCCTTAGCTGCTGCCGCTGTTAGCTTAGCAGTTGCTTGGGGTGTACTACAGGCCAATACAGCCCACGCTAGTGAGGACAGAGATCGTATTGCTACCATAGCGGAGGAAGCTGCAAAAAAAGCCCAAGCCAACGGACAGGCACAGGCAGTGACGGAGCAGAAGGTGGAAGCAATAGTCAACTCCTTGGCCCGTCAGGAGAAGATTCAAGAGAAGACCAACGAGCAGATACAAGCTCTCGTACAAGCTCTCCTAGCCAAATAGAATATGACCCAAGAAACCCCACTCTGCTCTGCGACATGCGCGAATACCGCATGTTACGCTATGTGCAACCACCAGCAGAGCGACACAGGGTCGCAAAGAAATGGTTGTTGTTCAACAAAGGGAAATGCGGATACGGAGCGGAGGTGTATGTGCGAAATCAAGGCCCAAGAATCCTTGGCACAGCATGGGACACCAAGTTAATAATCCTAACTTGGGACTTACGAAAACCAACAGCTATAAAAACACAGGCTGTTAAACAAAAAAGAAGACTTTAATGGACACCATGCTCATCTTTGTATTAATTATACTGGAACAAGGTGAGCCTAGACTAGAGCTTGCTTTTAGAGAACTTACAAGCTGTCTGGAATATAAGACAGCATTAGTACATCAGAATGTCACTAAACATGCCCTTGTCATGCCTAAGACTAGACACTTTGATGCTTACTGCGAACCTAGATTAGTTCCTATGGCTGACGTAGGGACTAAACTATTACTTAGAGACCCACCTAAAACAAAGGAAAAATGATATGCCATACGGTAAAGGAACTTACGGAAGCAAAGTAGGCCGACCGCCTAAGAAGAAAAAAGCAATGCAACGCAAACCTGCTCGCAAGCCTGCTGGTAGAAAAATGTAAAATAATACTTGACATTTTGTCAAAAGTATGCTATACTATACATCTTGTATCTTAACTTATTAAGGGAATACATAAGATGACTAAAGAACTTGAAGTTTACTTTGCTAATTATTTTGAGATGTTTCGTTCAGAAGGTTGGAAACAACTTATAGACGATTTAGGCCAAAATGTAGCACAGATTAATTCAGTAGAGTTCACAACAGATAACGATAACTTGCATTTCCGCAAAGGACAACTTGCAATACTCGCTACTGTTTTCAACCTAGAAGCTCAAATACAAAACGCTGAACAGGAAGCTAAAGAGCCTGTACAGGAACAATACGCCTTGGAAACGTAATGTTAAGACTGTACGACTTTAAGTGTCTTGACGGGCATGTATTTGAAGCATTAGTACCTGTAGACCAACACACTGTAAGGTGCGCGTGTGGTTACAGTGCTAAACGGATTATCTCGCCTGTAAGGTCTAAACTAGATCCTATCAGCGGAGACTTTCCTGACGCCACTAGGCGTTGGGCTAAGGCTAGAGCGAGTCACATCCAATACGAGAAAAAGCAAAGTTCCTAGCTAGAACCCTTTTTTTAATCCCTCCACAATACTATAAGTACGGAGTTTAATAATGGCTAAAATAATTGAGCGTGAGGAGCAGCAACCGTCACAAGAGGACGTTTTTGCTGAACAAGAGCAACCTCAAGAGGAAGAACAGGCAACCACTAATGAACCTGAGATTCCTGAGAAATACCAAGGCAAGTCTGCTAAGGAACTTGTACAGATGCACCAAGAAGCTGAAAAGCTACTAGGGCGTCAAAGTTCTGAAGTAGGTGAACTACGTAAGGTTGTTGATACATATATATCCACACATAACTCTCCACCGGCACCCGAACAACAAGAACAAGTCGAAGAAATAGACTTCTTTACTGACCCTGAGAAGGCAGTAGCACAGGCTATCCAGAATCACCCTAAGATTAAGGAAGCTGAATCAGTTAGTCAACAGTACAAGATGCAAACAGCATTGTCAGCACTGAAGGCTAATCACCCTGACATGGAAAGTATCTTACAGGATACTAAATTTGCAGAGTGGATTGAAGCATCTAAAATCAGGACTAAGCTCTTTGTAGCGGCAGACAAGCAGTATGATTACGAAGCTGCTGACGAACTTTTCAACCTTTGGAAAGAACGTCAACAGATAATTGGTCAAGCAGCTAATGTTGAAAAACAAAGCCGTAAGCAAGCAGTAAAGTCAGCTAGTACAGGTAGTGCTAGTGGTAGCTCTGAATCAAGCCCCAAGAAGATCTATAGACGCGCAGACATTATTAGACTTATGAAAGATGACCCTCATAGGTATGCCGCTCTACAAGATGAAATAATGAGAGCGTATGCTGAGAAACGGGTCAAATAGTATATCTGAGGAGATATTAAATGACTGATTCTACATATCCCGCAACTGGCGGGTTTACCGACAACACCGCTGCGGCAACTTTCATTCCAGAAATCTGGAGTGATGAGATTATTGCTGCATACCAAAAGAACCTCGTCTTGGCAAACCTTGTCAAGAAGATGTCTATGGCTGGCAAGAAAGGCGACACTATCCATGTGCCTAAGCCTGTCCGTGGTGATGCACACGCTAAAGTAGCTAAGACTGCCGTAACTATTCAAGCGAACACTGAAGGCGAAGTACAAGTTTCTATTGACAAGCACTTTGAATACTCACGTTTGATTGAGGATATTACGGATGTACAAGCACTGTCTTCTTTGCGTCAGTTCTATACTGAAGATGCTGGCTATACGCTGGCTAAGCAAGTTGACACCGACCTGCACTCTCTGGCTACGGGCTTGGGTAGCGCGGGTACTACATCTTCCACCTACCTGAACAATGGCGGTACTTTCTTCGTAGATAACTCAAGCTCTAACGCTTTGACCACCTACGCTGCTGATACCGTAACGGCTTCAGATGTCTTTGTTGACTCTGCTTTCCGTGCCATCATTCAGAAGCTGGACGATGAAGACGTACCTATGGATGCACGGTGCTTTGTTGTACCTCCTTCAGTACGCAACACTATCATGGGCATCGACCGCTATGTTAGCTCTGACTTCGTAAACAACGGTCAGGTTACTAACGGTCAAATTGGTCAGTTGTACGGTATTGACATTTTTGTCAGCACCAACTGTCCTGTCGTAGAAGCTGCTGGCGATAACACCGCTGCTTCTGTTGACATGCTGGGTGCTCTGTTGTTCCAGAAAGACGCATTGGTCATGGCTGAACAGCAAGGTGTTCGTTCTCAGACACAGTACAAGCAAGAGTTCCTTGCTAACCTGTTTACTTCAGATACGCTGTACGGCACCGCTGTACTTCGTCCTGAAGCTGGTCTGACTCTGGTTGTGCCTAAGTAACAACCGCTAAGCATGGGGCTGCTTCGGTGGCCCCTCGCTTTCTTTTTAAGGTGAGTATATGTGGCTTAGTGCTATCACAAGTATTGCAGGTACTTTCCTTAAAAACAAAGCTGCTGAAAAGCAAGCTGTCCATGACTCCAAGATGCGACGCATAGATGCTGACGCTGATTGGGAAACTCAACAAGCCAGTGCTTCTCAGACTTCTTGGAAGGATGAGTGGTTTTCCGTTATCCTTAGTTTGCCATTGATAGGTGCATTTATACCTTCAATGGTTCCTTACGTTGATCTTAGGCGCTGCAATAGCGGCTAGTTTTGGTATGAAAGCTGTATCCAAGTGGGGTAGCAAGTAATGGCTGAAAGTTTTGCTCCAGACTTAGATTTATTTGAAGGTGGCTTTGCTCTCCCCGAGGACTTAGGTGAACAAGTGCTTGAGTTTATGGGGGAAGTTCCTAATTATCAAGATATGTCAATTCCTGTCAATGAGCAATATCTAGCTTCTTGGCAAGCGGCTAATCAAGTTACTGACGGAAACAACAACACTCCGCTGTCTAATGAGCAGCTACAGCAGATTAAGACTTTTTCTGCGTTACAGCCTAAGTATGTGCCTGTAGTTCCGGGAGAAGGAGACAGGTATAACAAGCGTATGGAGCAAGCTAAGCAAACTCCCGGCGCTATCTATTCTAATTTTGAAACTTATGCTACTGCAATGCAAGAGCATAATGACCAAGTACAGCAGTATATTGAACAAGAAAACATCCCTACTTCAACAGTAGTCGATGGTAAAACTCTATACTTAAACTTAGGCACTACTCCTGCTTACTATCAAGAACAAGAAGATGGTGGACAGTTAAAAAATATAGTGCATTCTACTCAACGTAGTGGCAATACTTACTACACTCAAACAGGTGAGGTTGGTCAGTATGGTACTTTCGCTAGAGATGCGGTAGGCCCAGAAAAAACTTCTCCATTAAAAGACGCAGCACCTTTCTTAGCAGCGGCAGCAGCTTTAGCAATAGGTGTTCCTATATATAAAGCAGCTACAGCCGGAGCAGCAGCAGGCTCAACTGGAGCAGCGGCTGGCGGAGAGTTGACAGTTAGTCAAGTTCTAAGCGGTACTAAAACTTATCAAACATCTCAGCCTTCTTTCATAAGTAAGCTCACTAGCGCATTTGAAACAGGTAAAGGAGCCGCAGAAAAAGTATTAAGTGAAGGTCTTGCTGCTGTTACCGGAGCAAGTGCTACCACAGCATCAGGCGCTCCTGTAGTACAGATACCCACTTTGGGTCAAATAGCTACAGGCGGAACAGTGGCTGCTGGTTTAGGTGCAGTTGCTGAAGGTCTATCCACAACAGGTGGTTTGCCGGGCGGTATAACCTACAGTGGCCCCGGAGCAGGCCCAGAGGGTTCTTTTGACCCTAGTGTAATCTATAACATAACTGCAACAGCGGATGCTCAAGCAGAAGAAGATACTAGCGAACAGGACGCTTTAGACATAACCGCTGCTGTAAACGCTGCTTTAGACGCGCTAACAAAGCCTGAAGATACTCAGGAAGTTATTGCTGCAAATGATGCAGTAACTGTTGCTAACGATAATGTAATAGAAGCCGAACAAAACATAGCAACTGTAATAGAAGAAACAAATGCTTCCGTAGCTAGTGCTGAAGGTTATGCTAATTATATGCGTAGCCGTTATGGGCCGCTCAGCTCTAATTACAAAAGAGCAAAGGCGAAAGCAGACGCTGCAAAACTAGAAGCAGAGCGCGAAGTAGACGCGGCACGTAGAAAGGAACTAGAAGCATACGCAGAGTACAACGATGCTATAGATCTACAACAAGGTACTTACAAAGACGCTCAAGACGCTTACAGAGTAGCTCAGGTAGAAGCACGTAGAACCGCTGAAGCAGACGTACAGCAACGTATAGCAGCACAGAGAGAACAAGAAACGGTTGACCTTCCTGTTGTAGTCCCTGTCGAGCCAGTACCGCCACCAGAAGACCCTCCATTAGAAGTAGCTCCTCCAGTTGTAGCTCAACCTGTAGAAGAACCCACTACAGGGGATAGTGGTGATGAAGGAACTCCGGCAGAGCCTGTTGTTGCACAACCTACAGATGTAGGAGAAGAACAGCCTACATCCACAGACATTATTGCTGCTCAGTTAAGAGAAGCTATCGGTGCTGAAGAAGACCCTAATGTTAGAGAAGGTCTACAGCTAGAGTTAGACAAGTGGCTATCCGGTGGCCCTGTGGAGTATCAAACTCTGCCCAGTGGCCCACCTCCTCCAGATGTAACTGAAGACTTTGACGTTACAGATGGATTGTCTTGGGTTGCCAGTTTGACAGACTATTTCAAGCAGCGGCCTGCTTCTGGGGTCGATATTGACCCTACAGATCCTTTAGCTGATGACTTCCCTGAAGTACCGCTTACAGGTGGCCCTGTAGCCTTTGACCCTGTAGACCCTGTAGAGCCTGTAGAAGAACCAACAGGCGGAGCAGCAGAAACAGGTGTAGGAGCCGGAGATACAGGAACAGGAGGTGGTGAAGGCGCTGGTACTGGTGCAGGAGTGGGTGCTGGGTTAGGAGTAGGTCTTACTTTAGGGCTTGCATCAGGAATGTTAAAACCCCAAGCAGTTACTGATACTTTGTTCAAAGATATACCATTTAAGAAAAACTACCAAGCTCCTGAAATAATAGGCGCTATTGAAGATTTACCCGCGTATAAAGCCCCTCAAGTTGGCTTGTTTCAAGGAATTATATAATGAGTACAACTTATTTATCATTAGTCAACAGTGTCCTTAGACGCTTGCGAGAAGACGAAGTATCTGGTGTAACTAACACAGCTTACTCTAAAATGGTAGGTGACTTTGTAAACGATGCAAAGACACAAGTAGAGAACGCGCATGACTGGTCTACTCTAAGGACTACAGTAGTTGTTCCTACAGTTGAAGGAACTACAGAATATAGCCTGACAAACGCAGGAGAACGTGTTAAAATATATAGCGTTATTAACGATACTTCTAATTTTTTTATTAATTACCAAACACCCACATGGGTTAACAACGCAGTCTATAACACTGGGTCTATCAGCGGCTCTCCTGAATACTACACCTACTCAGGAGTAGATAGCTCAGATGATACTAAGGTTAGAGTTTATCCTAATCCTGATGGTGTATATTCATTACGTTTTGATTTAATAGCGAGGGAAAGCGACCTATCTAATGATGCAGACGAAACTGTATTACCTGCTAATCCTATCATTCATATCTCAGTTGCTTTACTCGCAAGAGAAAGAGGAGAGACTGGCGGCACGACTGCACAAGACTACTTTGCCATTGCAGACCGTCATTTATCAGACGCAATTGCGTTAGACGCTTACAAGAATCCAGAAGAATTTATTTGGCAACCTAAGTAATGGCTGAGCAAAGACAAAACATCTACATAGGTGCTCCCGGCTTTAGAGGACTAAACACTCAAGATTCTCCTGTGTCTCAGGATGCGTCTTTTGCCTCTATTGCTGAGAATGCTGTAATGGATAGCTTTGGGCGTATCGGAGCTAGGAAAGGCATTAACTTGCTTACTACAAGCAGTACTCCTTTAGGCTCTAGTGTTGGCATTGAGCAAATTGTAGACATTAGAGACAACAGCGGGGATAACCGTGTGTTGTCTGTAGGTAACAATAAGATATTTTTAGGGACTACTACCCTAACGGATATTACTCCAGCAGGCTACACAATATCTGCTAATAACTGGAAAATTGTAAACTTTAACAACCATGTTTATTTTTTCCAAAGAGGCTATGAGCCACTTGTGGGTACAGATGAGTCTGGCAGTTTTGTTCTAGAACCCTTTAGCGATCACTTTGGTTCATCAGGCACCGCGCCGCAAGCTAACGAGGCTTTAGCAGCTTTTGGTAGACTTTGGGTAGCGGATGTAACCGGCAACAAAAATACTCTTTATTGGTCTGACCTACTACAAGGTGCTCAGTGGGCAGGAGGAACTTCAGGCTCTTTAGATTTAACTACTGTATGGCCTAATGGGTTTGATGAGATTGTATCTTTAGCAGAGTTTAACGACTTTTTAGTTATTCTAGGCAGGCGTAGTATTATTTTTTATTCTGGCGCTGCCAGTCCATCATCAATGGTAGTCAATGACTCTATTGCAAACTTGGGTTGTATAGCTAGAGACAGTGTACAGTCTACGGGAGACGACTTATTTTTCTTGTCTCAAACAGGTGTAGTTAGCCTAGGCAGGCTTATACAAGAAAAGTCTAACCCTATTGGACGTATATCTAAGAATGTTCGTGACCAGCTTGTACTAGACGAAAACATTGAGCAAGGAAACATTAGGTCTGTCTATAGTGTAGAGAATGCTTTTTATCTTCTTATCTTGCCTACTACTGTAAGAAAAATTTATTGTTTCGATATACGAGGTAAACTGGAAGATGGTAGTCACAGAGTAACCACATGGCCCTTTACTGGTATACTTTGTGCGGCTAGGGATGAAGTAACTGGAACCGTGTACTTAGGCGTGGAAGACGGTATTGCTGAGTACGATGGCTTCACTGATAATGGTGAGTCTTATACTATGAAGTATTTTACTCAGCCATTGTCTTTTGGTGATCCTTCCAGAATTAAGATGTTGAAGGAAATATCCTTTACAGTCATAGGCGGCTCAGGTAGTCAAGTAGTTGGCAACTGGGGCTATGATTATACGGAAGGTTACAATAAACAGGCGTTTACAGTAGCCACAAGTTTAATTGCTGAGTATGGTGTCTCTGAGTACAATGTTAGCACATCGGAATATAGTGCAACTATTGTTATTGACGTAGCTAAATTAAAAGCTACAGGCTCAGGTAAAGTCGCTACTATCGGTATTGAAGCAACAATTAACGGTGGTGCTTTATCCATTCAAGAGTTAAACACTGAAGCAATTTTAGGTAGACTAATTTAATGACTAATTATACAAAGACAACAAACTTTGCATCTAAAGACACATTGCCTTCCGGCAATGCCAATAAGATTGTTAAAGGCACAGAGATTGATACAGAGTTTAATAACATTGCAACAGCGTCAGCGACTAAGGCAAACATTGCTAGTCCTACGTTTACTGGCACAGTAACTATACCCACAGCAGACATCAATGGTGGTGCTGTAGACGCTACGACTATAGGAGCATCTAGTGCTTCAAGTATCGTGGGCACAACCATTGTAGCAAACACTAGCATCAACATTGCAGGTGATGGCGCTACTGTAACTGGCATTAAAGATGAAGATGATATGTCTTCCAATAGTGCCACCAAACTGGCTACTCAACAGTCCATCAAAGCATACGTTGACGGCCTAGTAACCGCACAGGACTTAGATGTTACTGACGGCTCATCAAGCATTGACATCGACTTAGATAGTGAGTCTCTGGGTATTCTAGGCGGCACAGGGCTATCTTCTACTGCATCAGGTACAAGTGTAACCCTTGCAATAGACAGCACCGTAGCGACGCTTACAGGCTCTCAGACGCTGACTAATAAGACGCTTACTGCTCCTACTCTTACAGGCACAGCAGTAGTAGCTTCTTTGGACATCTCAGGCGACGTAGATGTTGACGGTACGTTGGAAACTGACGCACTGTCTATTAACGGTACTACAGTAACCAGCACAGCCGCTGAGCTTAACATTCTGGACGGAGTAACGTCTACTGCCGCTGAGTTAAACATACTTGATGGTGTAACGTCCACTACTGCTGAACTTAACATCCTTGACGGTGTTACGTCTACAGCAGCAGAGCTTAATATACTAGATGGTAAAGCATTTCTTGATGAAGACAATATGGCATCTAACAGTGCTACAGGTATTGCTTCTCAGCAGTCCATCAAAGCCTATGTAGACGCACAGGTAACTGCACAGGACTTAGACGTTACTGATGGTTCTGCATCTATTGATATTGACCTTGACTCAGAGTCTTTAGGTATCCTTGGCGGCACAGGTATTGACTCTGCTGCATCAGGTACTGGAGTAACATTGTCTATTGACAGCACTGTTGCTACGCTTACTGGCTCACAGACTCTTACGAATAAGACATTGACTGCACCCACGCTCACAGGAACGGCTGTAGTGGCTTCTCTGGACATCTCTGGTGATGTAGATGTTGATGGCACTTTAGAAACTGATGCGCTATCTATTAACAGCACAACGGTTACGTCTACGGCAGCAGAGTTGAATATCCTAGACGGCGTTACCTCTACCGCTGCTGAGCTAAACATCCTAGATGGCGTGACGGCTACCACTGCTGAACTTAACTATGTGGACGGCGTAACGTCTGCCATACAGACCCAGATAGATGCCAAGGCACCCATTGCTAATCCGACGTTCACCGGCAGCTTTACAAGCCCCGGTATCGACGATAACGCAGATGCCATAGCTATCACGATTGATAGTTCGGAAAATGTGCTTGTGGGAACCACAGACACAACTCTTTTTAACAACACGTCTGATGGCGGCATAGCTTTGATGGGTTCTAATCGCCTTGACGTTGCTAGGGCGGGTGATGTTGTCTCCACGTTCAATCGGATGACCGATGACGGTTCTATAATTCAGTTTTACGCACAAGGGGCATTGGAAGGCTCTATAGATGTTTCTGGCAACACTGTATCGCTTGTTGGTTTTTCTGGTGCGCACGCATCCAGCGGGGTTGACGTTACTACTGCTAAAGGCACAGTTGTTAGCACGATTGACCAAGAGCATAAAAATAATCACGCAAAGATAAAAGTTTCAGATTCAGAAGGTGACGCTAGAGTCTATGGCGTCATAGACCGCATTTCTGAAGAAGGGGACATTATTGTTTCTGGTGTGGGTATTGGTGAAGTAAAGGTCACAGGCGCTTGCGCTGGTGGTGACTTGCTTGAATCTAATGGTGATGGCACAGCCAAGGTGCAGTCAGATGACATCATAAGAAGCAAGACAATCGGGAAAGTAACAATCGCAGATGCTAATGAAGGTGTGAAGTTAGTTTCATGCGTTCTCTACTGCGGTTAATTAGGAGCAATAAAAAATGCAATGGGCAGTATCAACAATGAAACGAACCCTAACTGACGGCGACCTAAGCGACGTTGTAACCGTACTGCACTGGCACTGTACCGACATCGAGACAGTGGATTACGTAACGCACTCAGGCAGATGCTACGGCACTGTAGGGCTATCAGCGCCAGATGCAGACAGCTTCACAGCTTACGCAGACATTTCTGAAGCAGACGCTATTTCATGGGCTAAAGCAGCCCTTGGTAAGGAGCGGGTTGAAACATACGAAGCATCAGTGGCTAATCAGATTGAACTCAGCAAGAACCCAGTGAGCGGCAATGGAGTACCCTGGTAATGGAATTACTAATAAACATCTTTAACATTGCTACAGCAGCCGTTGCACTAGCATCAGCAATAACAGCAATGACACCAACGCCCAAGGACGATGCTATGGTTGCTAAAGCATATAAAGTCCTTGAGTATTTCGCCTTAGTAGTTGGTAAAGCAAAGCAATAGGTGAAATTAAGGATGACTGTCAAAACTGAAATGGAAGTAGCTTTAGAAGCCTTAGAACGCATATCTGAACATGAGAGAGAATGTGGTGAGCGTTGGGGAGAAGCTATCGTAGAGTTACGTGAACTTCGTAAAGTGGCTGACAGTCATGCAGCCAGATGGGAAAAGCTGGCATGGCTTGTTGTTACTGTAGTAGTTACAACAGCAGCAACAGTAATAACAAGTTTATTGATATAGAGAGATAACAATGTCGAATGGAACAGGATATTATAACGCAGGCGACTATAACCAAGGTTTCTTTAGTAACCTATTAGGTAACATTGGGAATATAGGATTAGGTGACTTAGCCGGAGCCGGTTTAAGTTATGCTAACCTGCAAAACTATTATGACCAGTACGGCGACATAGCGAGAGAAGCTGCCGCAGGTGCTAGAGAGATAGGACAAGAAGCAGCCGCTGCGTCTCAGTTTAAGCCTTTTACAGTGTCTACTGGTTTTGGCGGTATAACAACCACTCCTGAAGGTGGCTTTGGTACTACTTTGTCCCCAGAGCAGCAAGCTAGACAGCAGGCGCTCTCAGGCATCACAGGGGGGCTTCTAGGCGACTTTACAGGCGCAGGTGTCCCTGATGTATCAGGTATACAGCAACAGGCGTTAGGCGGCGTTACAGACGCTCTCACAGGCTTTATGACCCCTATGGCTGCTAGAGAAGCTGACGTATTTGAACGTATACGTGCAGTACAGCGTCCTGAAGAAGAAAGACAGCGACTAGCACTACAAGAGCAACTACAGTCTCAGGGACGTACAGGATTACGTACAGCGCAGTTTGGTGGTTCTCCTGAGCAGTTTGCACTAGCACAGGCTCAAGAGGAAGCAAAGAACAGAGCAGCCTTAGCAGCACTTGGACAAGCAGGCACTGAAAGACAGCAAGACCTAGCGGCTGCTCAAGGTCTGTTTGGTTTAGGTACTTCCGCTGCTAGTCTACCTGCTTCCTTACAAGCTGCACAGTTACAGAACATTGGTGCAGGTCTAGGGTTAGAATACGCACCAGAGCAGCAACTATTGTCAACACTGACTCCTGCTGTTTCTCTGTCTGACCTTGCAGGTATTGGTCAAAGACAGGGTGCAGGGTTATTATCTGAAGCTCAGATGTCTGCTTTGGAAGACATACTGCAAGCTGAATCAGCTAAGGCACAAGGAATGTCAAACATTTATTCTTCTATACTAGGTGCTGGTGGACAAGCTGCCGCCGGACAAGGTACAGCTAATTT